AGTGCGCTTGACTTTGCAGAAGTTGTAAATGGTCGTGCTTCTATGTATGGAGTTGTATTTGGTGGCGCAAACTGGGCTCTTACGGGTCTCAACATTACACAACAAATGCAACAAGTTCCATTTGATGCCCTCGCTATCATGTCATGTGCGTTCGTATTGATGAGTATGAAAAATGCTGACGAAAAACTTAACGAAAAACAATTTGAAGATTGGGCAACTCGTGAGACGGGGCGCACCTTTATGATAATCTTTGCGTTAATGACACTTTTTGGTCTGGGTTCTGGGCCATATTACCAATAAATTCTAACATTCTCACCTTATCCTCCATCGTAAATGTTCCTGCCCTACGCATCACGTGGGCCAAGAGCATCATGAGAATGTAAATATTGTACACGATTGGTTTCATTCTCTAAAATTATTCAATTTAATAAATTGTTCTCTTGGGTCGCATGAGAAACATGGAAATGAGAAGTGTGGATGTGAAGAGGAACACACTGAAACCAGCAAATCCCTTTTCACTTTGTTTCGCGTTATCACACTTCATGGTCCAATTGAGCGCAGCCGCACTACCGACGAGACCCATGATGGAGTAAATAAGCGCAAAGGCGACACCTTCATTTTTAACAAACTTGGTCATCAAGAGAGTGAATGGAATGGTGAGACCAATAGTGAGGGTCGCAGCCAAGTATTTGTTGAGGTTCTCTTGGATTGGTTGTCCCTTCATGGCATCACACTTAGAGTAGATGCTCATACCGATGGACGAAATAATCATGTAGAAGAAGCCAAGAAAGAGAATACCCATGACCGTCATTCCTGACACTTCAAGATCAATTTTACCAGACGCAATATTTTTTGCTCTGTTGTACATAGCGGAAGCCGTCTGAGTCGAAGTAAGACTTGACATTTATTATATATTAACAAAATAAAATATTCATAATTTAAAAGATTAAGACAATTTCAAATTATGAATATTTTAGTTTTGGGATCCGAGGGTATTATCGGTTCTAGTTTGTGTAAATATCTCGAAAAATGTAAGTATGTAGTTACACATTGGGATATTAAATTGTCTCACAACCACGACCTCAGTAATTTCGTAAATATTACCCGTCTTAAAAGTGCGATCGATGCTTCGGATTTTATATTTTTTCTTGCGTATGATGTTGGTGGAGCGAAGTATATATCGGATATAAATATAGATTTTATAAACAGAAATATGATGATCATGTTACACACATTTAACAGTCTTCAGAATAAAAAGTTTATTTTTGCTTCGAGTACCATGTATAATATGAATAATGTGTATGGAACGCTAAAACACGTAGGAGAACATTACACATCAAAATTAAATGGACTATCTGTACGATTTTGGAACGTATACGACTCCGAGGTTATATCACATAAATCACACGTTATTCCTGATATGATTCACAAATGGAAAACGAATGGATATATTAACTTGATGACATCCGGTGATGAAGAGAGACAATTTTTACACGCGGGTGATTGCGCGGAGTGTCTCACCGAAATCATGAAACATTACGATGAAATTATACGAACTGAAAAAACTATAGACGTCACAAACTTTGAATGGATAAAAATAAAGGACGTGGCAAAGTATATATGTGATGATGTGCGTGTCACCGATGTAACTATCACAAATCATGACCGTTGTAACGAACCAAGGAATTTTATATTGAAATATTGGAAACCCAAAATATCTCTACGAGATGGAATTAAGCATATCATCGATGATGGTGTGGATGGTGTGTTTTCTAATCCAACCAATATTTCTAATTTTTGATGAATCCCCGGTGAGTAAATTACTCTCACATGGACGGTAAAAATCTTTAGAAACCCTCACAATAACTTTATCGTCAATGCTACCAACTTCTTCTACTCCCTCCCCCGACCAATTTATAGTTTTACCCAACTTGGATGTCGTGATTTCAATAAACTCACGAACCGAATATGTTGTCCCCGTCGCGACAATGTAATCATCCGGGGTATATTGTTGTAACATCAACCACATAGCTTCCACGTAATCTTCTACGTGTCCCCAGTCGCGTCTAGATTCAAGGTTTCCAATGTGAAAACATTCACCAGATTGTAAACCTTTCACAATTTTCTGAGTCACGTAACTTTTATCCCTCTTTGGGGATTCATGATTATAGAGGATGGCAGAGCATGCATATATACCATAGTTTTCCCTATAATTTCGTGTGAGCCAATGTGCGGCTACCTTTGATACACCATAAATAGATCTTGGGTAGAATTGAGTGACTTCATTTTGTGGAACTTCTTTGGTGTTTCCAAACATTTCTGAACTCGACGCTTGACATATTCTACATTTATCTTGAATGTTTAGCTCTCGAACAGCTTCTAGAATATTTTGGAGACCTATTGTATTAACTTTAAATGTTTCCGTTGGTGTTCCACTATTAACTTTCGCTGCCAAATTATATATTTCGATTCTTTCATAATCTGAACACTCGGATACAATATTATACACAGTCAAATAGTCTAACACACCCCCATCACTTCGAGTGAGACGTTTAATGTCGTAACCTTTGTTTAGAAGCAACTCACACATATACAATCCATCCTGACCATTCGCACCCGTCACTATAGCGACATACATTTAAAGAACTAGCTGGTAAAACTTTAAATGCTTGTTGAAATATCAAAAGCTGAACTTATCGATAAGATTACAATTCTCGAGATAAAGTGTGAACGTATTAAGGACATTGAAAGAACTCTTGTTTATTATCGGTAATTTTTGAATGTGGTTTATATACAAACTTATCCGTTTGTAGATCAATGACTCGATCTCTTTCGTGGCACCGTTTTGCAAAAATGACGACATTATCCGTTTTTGCAAAGTGTTGCACCATACCATTTAACATAATTTGATCACCAAGACCAAGATGGTGTAAAATAGTCTTTACCATCTATCTTTAATTTTATCAAAAACTTTAACTAACATATCTTCGGTCACAAATTGATTATTACCGATATAGATACCATTATCATTTAGAATCGTAACATTTGGAGTTTGAACGGTATTTTTCCATCTATCAAGGAATGGATGTAAAAGAAGATTACCAGACACAATGGGTCTGTGTTCAATATCAAGTTCATTGAAAATGGTTTGAAGTTTTTGTACATCCCCGCGCTTCTTACAAATGAAAGGAAATGCGAAACTACTATTACCTGGGTCATTGTATGGAATATAAAAAATATCTGGATTGAGATGTTTAATAAAACATTCAAAGTTTTTACGCCTTATCGCGATGTTGTCATCCAAACGTTTGAGTTGTTCGATTCCCAAAACCGCATTTAGTTCCGTATTTCTAAAATTATATCCATCTGTTAAGAATAAAAATTGTGGATTAATATTTGGATACTTTGCGATTGTTGTTTCATAATTCTCGGGTAAAAGGTGTCTAGCCATACCATGACTTCGTTTGAGTAACATAAGTTCATAAAGATCGGTGTTATTTGTTGAAATCATACCACCTTCAATTGTAGTCATGTGATGACCATAATAAAAACTAAACGTACTTCCGACACCACTTGCACCCCGCTTTGTACCATCTGGACCCACAACACCATGAGATTCACAAATATCTTCGATAAAAATGGCATTTGGATATCTCTCTCGGAGCTGTTCTACGGGAGCATTCAAACCAAGAAGATGTGTAATGAAAATGATCGCAATATCCTCCTCTGGTAAATTATGCATATCAAAACTATATCTCTCCAGATCTACATCACAAAAAACAGGTTCAAGTCCAAGTTGAAACACGGGTGATACATTGGTAACCCATGTACACGTAGGTACGAGTACCTTTGAACCATTTGGAATGTTGTAAAGTTCCTTGACTGCCGCCATAAGTAATAAATTCGCTGTACTACCCGATGTTACATACACGGAATGTTTACAACCGAGCCAATGACTCCAATCATCTTCAAATTGTTTGACCATCTTACCACATGTATATTTATCTGAAGAAGTAATGAAATCAACGAGACATTTCTTATCGGATTCGGTAATCGCGGTTTGCATCAAAGGCCACCACATGTTGTACAAAAAACTTAAGTTTCTTTTAAGTTCTTGTAAAATATATCTTGTTTATTTTGCTTTTCAATCGATTTAATATGCCATAACGCGACGCGGGGATTTGCTTCGAGATTCGAAACCTTATCTGACCCAATGAGACGCTCGTGGAGACCCAGACTCCATTTTATTTTACCATCATTCTTGAAAAAGCGACCTTGATAATCTGGCCAGTTAATCCACCCAAAATCATTTACCGAAAAATTCATACTTTTACACCACTCTTCCGTGTATCCAGGTATAATATTAATTCGTGGTATATTCAATACATCCGAATCGAATGACTTTATGTTTTTAATCAACTCCTCCTTAGGAATTTCATCCGCGTCCAACACAAAAATGTAATCTCCGGAACACTTTGTAATGTGATAATTGCGATGATTCGAAAAATTACCACAAAATGTACGTTCATTCACTATAATTCTTTTCTTAAATTTTTCCAATACACATCTTACTTCCTTTGTAACTTTTCCACTATCGACAAGAATATTGATATCATCTTCATCATCAATCACTTTTGTGAGGAACGATAAAAGTGCGTTAAGCTCATTGTGTTCATCACATACACAAATGGCGTATGTAATTCTCATATATGATTAAAAACGCGTTAAACTTTAACATAATTTAAAGGAAATTTATTATAGTTATTTATGAAGACGATTATAAGTTTGACAAGTATACCTTCTCGCTTTAACACACTCCCCGCGATTGTATACGACCTCGAGAAGCGTCAAGATGTTGACGAAATTTGGGTAAACATTCCGTGTAAGTATAATCGATTCCCAGATGTAGATGTCGTCGTTCCAAATTTTCACACATCCTCTAAAGTTGTAATTAATCGATGTGTAGACTATGGACCTGGTACTATGTATATGGGGCCGGCCACATCTGAAACATGCGACGCCGATTTAGTCATCGTCGTTAACGATGATACTAGGTATCCAGACAACCTGTCGAGTAAGCTCATTGAATTGTATACAAATGATCCATCGTGTTGGTGTCTATCGGGGTTTAGAGTGGATGAATATATTAACACAAATGGTCGCGTTAATAGATACAATCGAGAACAAATTGATGTGACTGAAAGTTATGGTGGTGTTATTTTAGATATGAAATGGTTACGAGATATGAAGGATATATTTTTAGATTTTTATAAAATTACATATAATGATGACATAATAATTAGTAATTTACTATCTAAGATGGGAATTAAAAAGAAAAGTATATGTGATATGTCATTAAATATAGGTATGATTAAACAATATTCATACGGAATGGGTGAAGATGCACTATTTCAAAACAATGGTGAAGGAAGTCACGTCGAAAATAATAAACGAGTGTTTAAATTGTTACACGAAAAAAACCTAAGCTATTTTAATTATGATGGACAGCCACGTAGAGATCAAAGATAATTGTGATGATTTGGAAACGGTCATGGATGAAATCGCTATATGCATCAGGGAAATGCAATTCAACTATAAACTTGTTGAACGATACACTGATATCGAAGAACAGGTGTATGAAGTGTATGAATGGTACGAAAAAAATAAAAAGTTTTTAGAAGATTATATGAGTGAAAGGGATATAATAAAAGAAAGATTGAAAAGAATTGAAAAGGATGTCCGATTTCTTAACCATGATGTTCAAAATAACAAAATACAGTTACCCATACAAATGAAACACGGTGGATCATTTTCACAACTCATGGGATAGGAAAATACTTAAAGAGACTCGATCTATCATTATATATGCGCGTAGTCGTGACCCTGACGAGCATCCCTTCAAGGGAAAAGAATGTCATAAAAACTATTAAATCTATAAAAAATGGAACAGTTGTACCAGACTGTATATACGTGAACTTACCAAAGTATTACCCAAAATTTAAAAAATCACCATCGGATGATTTAATACGTGAATTAGAATCACTCGGTGTCACCGTTAACATGACCGAAGAATATGGTACTCTAAATGATATCATACCCATAATCAAAAGGGAGAAGGAATCAATCGCCGTTATAGTCACCGACAATTCGGAATATTCTATACATTTTCTAGAGTATCTACTAAAAGGGTATGAGGAATTTGGTTGCGCAGTTGGATACTCGGGTATAGCTTATCCTGAACGTGTTATGAGTATATATGGAGGACTAGGATACATAGTCGCGCATACACATGGGGAAGTAACGGATATGTTGGAAACAACATTGGGGTTTTTAATTCCGATGAACCAACTAAAAGTACCAGATGACCTAGATATAGAACCTATGACAGAATTTAAACCTGTATATTTTTCAAATGATTATGTATGGTCTAGATTTTTGGATAAAAAGGTATTCATAAAATATGATAAAATTGGTAGGTTTGGGGATGACTTTTCTAAAATTATAACACCGATACAAACAAATCCCGAGCATTCACTGTCGGGTGAAGGTAACAATTTATCTAACTTTTTTAGGTCAAGAAACCATCCAATTTTTAAAGATATTGGATATTAAATCACGAGCATTTTCTCATGACCAACTCGAAGACTCGTCTTTACGGTGACCTTATAGCCCGCATCTTTGAGATTTTTACAAAAAGAGACATCTTCCGAACACATTTCACGTAAGAGCTTCCCATCTTCAGTTTCCATTTCTACAAGAGGATAACTAAAGTATGGATATTTAAGATTCTCTATGACACCCTTTCGACACGCGAAAAATCCCATACCATTGTACACAACATTTATATATTCTTCATTCAATATTGGGTCACTCACTTCAATAAATTGAAATGATCCATTCTTTTTAAAGTAGTCCATATCCCACTCCTTGACCGCCGCGTAATGTTTGAGATCTTGCATACGATAGAGACCCGAAATTACCGGATATTTTTCAGTTTCTTCAATAAGTTCAATCACCTGTTCCGGTAAAAAGAAGATATCGGAATCAATTGTGAGCCATACATCGTAGTTTACCTCCCCGTTAAATGGAACTTGTGTCGCACCACGCAGAACATCGAGACCGAGCGTCTTCATTCTTGGAAAGGAGACAAAACTCGAGTACTCATTCATCATGATGATTTTGTAGCCCTTTTGTGTGAGGGTCAAAAGTGTCTGTGACCAATTTTTGAGGAAATTACCAGAAAACTCACGACCGGGGAGAGCTATCGCGACCGTCTTCATGTTAATATTCATCTATGTGTGTAACACTTTAAGCACTTCGTTAACGGCTGGATGTCTCACAACATCGCGCTCATCCATCTCAACATGCTCAATGTAATTGAGATTCATTCCATATAATTTTTGTGTCAGAAATGCGAGACCATTTTCTTCACCCAAATCTGATTGTTCCAAGTCACCAGTTACAATCAGTTTTGTATTTTCCCCGATGCGTGTGAGAAGCATCTTCATTTGATTTGGGGTACTATTTTGCATTTCATCAGCAATAATCACCGTGTTGTTAAATGTGCGTCCTCTCATATAGCCGAGGGGTTCAATGGTGATACACCTATCCATTTGATTGTGGGAAAGGTACTTTTCAAAAATGTCAAACATTGGTTTTGTCCAAGGTTCCATCTTTTTATCCATATCACCTGGGAGATACCCCATATCCTCGTCCGCCGCGACTATTGGACGAGTGAGAATTACTTTACCCCTAAATGCTTCATATATATGCTCAATGCCAATGTGACACGCGAGCATTGTTTTACCCGTACCTGCAGGACCCGTACCCACAACTATAGGCTTTGGTGACCTAAGTGCCAACGTGTATTTACATTGACCAGCAGTCTTGGGAAAGTTCATCTTATATATTAGTTAAAGTTTTTTTCCTTAAATATTTTAAGATGTCTTCGTATCACTTAATTCAAATGAAACCCACAAAAACTTATTTGAGTATTGTTGATCCAAACAAGAAGTCTCGTTTTGTCTGTTTCAGTGACAGGAAGACGGCAGATGCATTCATGGATTATGTGACACATTTTCGTTCTAAACATGGACACTGGCCAAATATGGATATGTCCAATCGGTTTGCGCGCGTCAGGAGTAAGTCGGGTATTAAAAAAAGAACCCCA